ATAATAAAGGGCTGGTCATTAATATAAGTAGTCCTAGAACTAGAGAGGTAGTTTCTGTAGAAGGACCCCGGGAGGGGGGGGACGTCGGGGGAAGCGGATAAGGTACTATACCCTTAGTTTCACAATCCCAATTTCCAAAAGTAAATCATCTCTCATAATAAAAAGATGTTACCCCTAATTTTTCTTTTGACTTTCTTCTATTAATCTCTATAATTAAGTTATGTGAAATCCTCACATTCCTTCGGGACAGTCGTAAGGTCTGCTGTGAAGCACGCCTTATTACTGGCTTTACAAATCGATAGAGTTGGGTTCCGACAAATGCTCAATAAGACCACCCTTTATCGGGGAGCTAGATTGCCACGGGCCTTCTAGGGAACTGGAACTCTTAAAAAGTCAATTGGTTTGGTCGCTAATTGATATAGTGAGATTATGACGGTTTACTCGCATTAATAGAGTGTCCACTAGTGCCTTTCTTAAGGTATTGGTGGTCTTTTTGTATTTAGCGAATAAATAGTATTGACAGATTAGACACTTAGTGTTATAAGACTATCAATGGAATGGAATGTAGATTTACAACCTTATCAGGAAGAGTTCTTTTACAGTGAGGCTCGTTTCCCTGCAATGGTAACGGCATGGGCTACTGGTAAGACTTTCAACTTAATCTTAAAGGCGGTGGCTCTGTCTGAGAAGTATCCTAAGAATCAGGGTCTTATTTTGCGTAAGAATTATACTGACCTTAAAGATTCTACAATGAGTGACTTTGAATTATACACTGGGTTAAAGATTAACCAGCAGAATAAGAGGGTAGTCTTACCGAATGGTTCTATTATTCTTTTCCATCATGCAGATGAATTAGCTGGAGTAGTACAGAATATTAACTTGGGCTGGTTTGGTATCGAGCAGGCAGAGGAGTTTGATTCAGATGAAGTATTCATGAAGTTAAGGGGTAGATTAAGAAGGAAGAACTCCACTCGTCAGGGAATGATAATAGCTAATACTAAAGGTCATAACTGGGTATACAGGTTATGGAAGTTAAAGGAAAAGACCTTAAGCGAAAAGGAAATAGACGGGATAGCTAATGATTCTGGATTCGATAAGGACAAGCTTAGAAAAGACGAATACCATCTCATAGAGGCAAAGACATTTGACAATAAAAAGAACCTCACAGAGGACTTCTTAATAGACTTAGCTAAAATGAAGGCTGAGCATCCTGCCAACTATAATAGATTTGTAATGAACTCTTGGGAAGATGTAGACGTTGAAGATAGGGTAATTCCTTACAATTCTTTAAGAAACGCCGTTAAATTAGATATTCGTGACTACGATAGCAATAAAGTAGTAATATCATGTGACCCTGCCGAATACGGTAATGATAAGACAGTTATTTACGTGCTTAAAGGTCTTAAAGTAATAGACTCAAGACAAACCAGTAAGAAGAGTCTCATGGAGACTGCTGGCGAAATCATGAGGTTAATACAAAAGCATAACGCCGAAGTAGTAGCAATAGACGATATTGGTGTAGGTGCTGGTGTGAGGGCGCGTCTGGTTGAATTGAAGGGAGAATCCCATTCTGCGGATATAATGAGTATAAACTCCGCAAGGAAGGGTAATGGGAATTATTATAGATTAAGAGAAGAGATGTGGTTCAGTGCATCTGCTCTATTCAAAGATGATAGGGTATCTATCCCTGACGATGAAAGATTAATAGAAGATTTAAGTGCATATACTTATAGTTTGAACTCTAAAGGTCAGATGATAATGTGTAAGAAGTCTGATGTTAAGAAGAACTTAGGGCGTTCTACTGACTGCGGTGATGCCTTAATAATGGGATTATGGGCCGCTGAAAAAAATAAAGGACACAAAGTACAACCAATAGTGTATAGTAATGAAGAAGAATATGAGCCTTTGACATATGGATTATAAAAAGGAAATAAAATGTTAGAGTATTTATTGATTAGTTTAGGTGGTGGTGCTTCAGAACCGAAGGTGGCTCCAGCTCCAGCTCCTACCCCCGTCCCTGAAGATATTACAGAGGGCGTAGCAAAAGCGGACGATGAGACTAGAAACAGGATGAAGAGACTGAAGGGTAGAGCGTCTACAATATTAACTAATCCGTCATCTCTTGGTAATGCAGAAAAGAATGTTAAATCTCTCTTAGGCTAACTATGATAGAGAAACTAATAAAATTACGACAGAAGCAGATGGAGGAAATCCGCAGGGACTACGAGACTGGTCTCTGGGAGGATATAGGGCGGTTTGTTAATCCCCGTAGGGAAGATATAACCGACTCCTCCAGAACTGACACAAAAGGCCAGAGGAGGGGTAAAGAGTCTTATGACGGTACTCCTCTTGGCGCTCTTAACACATGGGCTGATGGTATGCAGGGGTTCTTAATATCTAAGAACTGGTTTAAGAGCCAGATGGATAACCCTGAATTAAACCATATAGACCCCGTAAGGCAGTGGCTTTTACATTACGATAGAAAGATGTACTCTGCCTTTGATAGAGGGAATTTCTATTCTGTGCTTCCTGAATGGTTTAGAGACGCTGGTTCTATAGGCACAGCTACTCTTTATACAGAGGAAGTAATTGGAACCGGAAGGATTGTCCATACTTGTATCCATCCACGAGAAGTCTTTATCAGTGAAGGCCCTGACGGGGAGGTTGATACAGTACATCGCAAATTTGAGATGACAGCAAGGAATATCTTCCAGAAGTTCGAAGGCAAGTGTTCAGACGTAGTAAAGCAAAACGCTGAAAAACATCCAGAGAAGAGACATGAAATACTCCACGCAGTCTTTCCGAACAACGAGAGAATGTATGGCAAAAAAACTAAAAAGAATAAACCATTCAGAAGCATCTACATGGAGTCTAAAACTGATACAGTATTAAGGGATTCAGGGTATGATATGAATCCTTACGCTGTATGGCGGTTCAGAAAGTCATCTGACGAGATATATGGAAGAAGTCCTGCGGCTGATTCATTAGTTGAGGTCTTTTCTTTGAATCAGTTTGGCAAGACTTTAATGAAGGCCGCACAGAAATCAGTAGACCCTCCTATGAATATACCTTCTGAAATGAGGGGAAGGGTAAGGCTAGGCCCTAGCGGTAATAACTATTATGATGACACAAATAGAACTATAACCCCTATAAATCCGGGAATAAACTACCCTGTCGGAATTGACCAGCTTGAGAGACTTCAGAAGTCCATTGAGGACAAATACAGGGTAGAATTCTTTAGAGCCTTTATAGGTAGGCAGGGGGAAGCTACAGCTACTGAGATAATGGCTATCAAGGGCGAGCAGGCGGGGTTAATGAGCGCTCAGGTCGATAGATTGTATAATGAGGGCATAAGGAAGATATTCGATGTAGTTTCCTACATAGAGGACCGTAGGGGGGCCTTTAGTGAAGAAGCTGGCATGCCTCCTATCCCGGAAGAGATAATCGCTGACGGTGGCCCGATAAACTTCTTACTTACAGGGCCATTGGCCCAAGCGTTAAGAAGGGCAGTAGAATTAGACCCAATACAAAGGACATTAGAATCATTAGCTCCACTTGCCCAGATGTTCGGACAGGAAGTCTTAGACGTTATAAATGTAGATAACTTATCTGAATTAGTAGTTGAATCTGGAAACTTACCACAGGAGATAATAAACTCCAAAGCGACTAGAGAACAGATGCGTCAACAGCGACAGGAAGCGATAGCACAGCAACAGCAACAGGCAATGGCCGCTCAGATGGTAAAACCTATAGACACTACAAAAGCCCCTGAAGAAGGTAGTCCGGTAGGAGCATTAGCTCAATGACAGACGAAGAACTAAGAGACTGGAAGATGACTATAAAAGATTATAGGTCTTGTTTTATGACTGACACTGGTAGGAGGGTCTTAGCTAATATAATGGCTGAGGCTAAATTCTTTGAGCATACAACAACTGTAGAAGAGCAAGCCATCCATAACTTTGTAAAGACAATTTTAACGAAGTTAGGGTGTTATCATATAAATAATTCGGTGAGTTTAGTTAACAAAATATTTGAATTGGAAAGCGAATAATGGCAGTAGAAACAGTGAGACAGCATTTAATTAATGCACAAACTGAGACACTTCTCAAAGAAGTTAAAGAGAAGTCTAAAACGGTGGATGAGTTAAAAGAGATGATATCTGAAATGAAAAAGGATATAACTCAACTCAAGAGAGACGTTACTAATTTAAAGAAAAAGGAAAACAATGTCTGAATCTATAACGGAACCAGCAGAATCAACAGATTGGAAGTCTACTGTATCTGAGGAGTATCGAGAAGGCGTAAGTAGATTTGAAGATGTCAATTCAATGGCAAAGAGCTATATTGAATTGGAAAAATCAATGGGAAGCAGAGCTAAGCTTCCTGACGAAAAGTCAACTCCAGAAGAGGTAAGTGCTTTTTATCAGAAGCTTGGAAAGCCTGAAAACCCAGAAGGTTATTCTGTTCCAGAGACACAAGAAGGTGAAAAGATAAACGAAGATGTCTTAAACCACATGAAACAAGTAGCGTTTGAAGCTAATATCCCGCAAGGTCAGTGGGACAAGATAGCTACTGAGTTTATGGGCCTTCAGAGGCAGATGATGAGCGAGATGTCTCAGCAGAAGGAAATAGAGACCGAAAAGCAGTTGAATGAGCTTAAAACAGAATGGGGCGGTGACTACGATAAGAATGTAGAAATAGGTCGTGACTACGATAAAAACGTAGAAATAGGCCGTAGAGTTATAAACGAGCTTGTAAGTGAAGATATAAGAGATGAATTTAAAGCTGAGCTTGAAAGAACAGGCTTAGGTAATAGTCCTTTAATGATAAAGGCATTTAACCAGATAGGTTCTGGAATGCTTGACGATACCCTAGAGAGGGGTTCGCAGGCAATAGAACCTGAATTTGTACCGAAATATTTGAACTCTCCTGAGCTTTACGCAACCGGAGAAGATGAATACGCTAAAAAGGCCAGAGCTTATTTTCAGGCAAAAGGCCACAAATACTAATTCCGAAAGGGTAAAATTGGTATTATTCCGGGCAACCTTCGGGCCGGTGCTAACTTAAAGAAAGTGACTTGCTCAGTCTAAAAGAGTAGTGGAAGCCGAAAGGGTAACTTCTGCAACTGTGATAACTAAACATTACTAATTAAGGAGTTACCAAAATGGCTGAAAGAGAATTGAACGCCAGAGAGAACATGCTGACTGCGGCTAAAATGTCTCATAACAATGAGATTATAGACGTAGCAGAAGTATTAAATGAGACAAACGATGTTATTCAGGACGCTATTGTACAGAGAGCTAATGATATTACATCGCACGTAGTAGCACGTAGAACAGCTCTTCCCACCGTAAGTTGGGTAAAAGTTGGAAACGGCTGGAACGCAACCACAGGACTGCTGAGTCAGGCTCGTGAAGAAATGGGCATGCTCAAGGCTCGATACCAGTGTCCACAGGACCTTATGAGGCTTCAGGCTAACCCTGAGAAGTTCCGTATGCAACAGGAACGTGGTTATATCGAATCAATGGGACAGGAAGCTTCAAATACTTTGTTTGGGAATTACAGTGCAGGCTCACTGAGTCCTGGCGTAAATCCTCCAGAGGAGTTTGCAGGTTTCCAGTACCGTTACAATTCACTGAGTACAGATACGGCGAATTTCGTCCTGAGTAACGGAAACACAACTGGAAATGACAACACCTCTATCTGGTTTGTACAGTGGA